ATTCTGCCGGGAATATCTTATCGACCTTAATGCAACTCAGGCCGCAATAAGGGCGGGATATAGTGAGAAAACAGCCAACTCTCAGGCTGGGCGGATGTTAGTGAATGTAAGTATTCAGCAGCGCTTATCAGAATTAAAGGCAGAAAGAAACAAAAGAGTTAACATTGATGCTGATTGGGTGCTAATGGCAGCCAAGAAGGTTTATGACCGATGCATGCAGGAAGAGCCGATAACCGATCGGCAAGGTAATCCGGTGTTATGCAAGACAGCTGCAGGTGATGTTGCTGCGGCGTACTCTTTTGACGCATCAGGTGCAAACAAAGCACTCGACACGATCGGAAAGCATGTAAACGTAAATGCATTCAAGACCGCCATCGATCACACAAGTTCAGATGGTTCAATGACTCCGGTAACGAAAATAGAAAGGGTGATTATTCGTGCAGGGGATCGAGTTACAGATAAAGACGCCTGAATGGGCATTACCTATAGTCGAAGCCGATTCTATTCGATACATAGGTATTTGGGGTGGCCGAGGCTCAGGGAAAAGTCATTTCCTTGCTGAACTGCTCATTGAGCGCTGTATTCTCGAAAAAGTTGATGCTGTCTGTGTTCGTGAAGTCCAGAAGTCATTATCCAAGTCAGTGAAAAAACTGCTTGAGAATAAAATAATTGAACTTGGCGTTGGTCATCTGTTTGAAGTCCAGAACGATAAAATAATTACCCCTCACGGTGGCATGATCATCTTCACTGGCATGCAAAATCACACGGCTGATTCTATCAAATCCCTCGAGGGTTATGATGTGGCGTGGATTGAAGAGGCGCAAAGCCTTAGTCAATATTCACTAGATCTTCTGCGCCCAACTATTCGTAAGCCTGGTTCCCAAATTTGGGCCTCATGGAACCCTAAGTTTGAAACAGATCCAATTGATAAATTCCTGCGCTGCGGAAATCCACCAAAAGGCTCAATCATCGTTGAAGTTAACTTCTGCGATAATCCTTGGTTGCCTGATGTTCTACGTGAGGAAATGGAATATGACCGCAGTCGTGATCCTGACAAATATGCGTGGGTGTGGCTTGGAAAGTACCTGAAAAACTCAGAATCCAGAGTGTTTAAGAATTGGCGTATTGAAGAATTTGATGCACCAGCATCGGCTATTCATCGTCTTGGAGCTGACTGGGGATTTGCAACGGATCCTTCCGTTCTTGTTCGGTGTCACCTTGAAGGTCGCAGGCTGTTTATTGACTATGAGGCTTATCAGGTTGGGTGTGAGATAATGGATACCCCTGATTTATTTATGACGGTTCCAGAGTCTGAGAAGTGGCCGATGACGGCAGACAGTGCAAGACCTGAAACGATAAGTCACATGCGCAAGAATGGATTTCCAAAAATTGCAGCAGCAATAAAAGGCCCTAAATCGGTTGAGGATGGCATTGAGTGGTTGAAGTCATATGAAATAATTGTCCATCCGCGATGCACCCACGTGATAGATGAGTTGACGCTTTACAGTTACAAGATAGACAAAGAAACAGATAAAATATTGCCGATACTTGAAGATAAGAACAACCACTGTATCGATGCTATAAGATATGCATGTGAAGGTTTAAGGCGAGCGCAAGCAACGAAACCAGCACAATCATTTACTCCAATCCCAACCGCCACAGCTTGGCGATAGATGGTGACAACATGGCAAAGACGAAAGAAGAGCGACTGCAATTGATTCACGACGATGCTATGCGAGAGTTTGAGCGCATTCAGTCGGCGATGCGTGATGAACGTTTGCAGTGCTTGCAGGACAGACGATTCTATTCGATGGCCGGCGCTCAGTGGGAAGGCCCACTTGGTGTTCAGTTTGAGAATAAGCCTCGGTTTGAAGTAAACAAAATTCACCTGGCAATCATCCGCATATTTAACGAATACCGGAACAATCGGATCAGTGTGTCGTTCGTCAGCAAAGAAGGTTCTGAATATAACGAACTAGCTGATACTTGCGCCGACCTATATAGAGCTGATGAGCAGGATTCCACTGCAGAGGAAGCCTACGATAACGCATTTGAAGAGGCGGTTGGTGGTGGCTTTGGTGCGTGGCGTTTGCGCGCTGAATACGAGGATGAAGAGTCAGAAGATGATGAATGCCAGCGCATCCGGATTGAACCTATATTCGATGCTGATTCATCGGTATTCTTTGATCTTGATGCAAAACGCCAGGATAAAGCTGATGCGAAGCGGTGCTTTGTTTTAACCGCAATGACTCGTGAAGCATACGAAGAAGAGTGGGGTGAGACTCCAACGAGCGTACAAAAGAAAATACACCAACGTATGTTTGACTGGTTGACGCCTGATGTTGTCTATGTCGCCGAGTATTACCGCATTGAAGAGAAAGCGGAAACCATTCACGTTTATCGCGGTTTGGATGGCGAAGAGAAGAAGATATCTGATAGCGAATTGAATGCAGACCCAGCAATGGAAGAGACTCTTCAAGCAACTGGATATCGCGAAATCAGACAGAAGAAAATTAAACGCAAGCGCTGCCACAAATACATTCTATCTGGCGCCAAAGTTCTGGAAGATTGCGGATTTATTGCCGGTAAAAATATTCCAATCATTCCTGTTTATGGTAAGCGCTGGTTTATTGATAACGTCGAGCGCTGCATGGGGCATGTTCGCCTGGCTAAAGATCCGCAGCGATTGAAAAACATGCAGTTATCAAAGCTCGGTGAAATTGCTGCGCTTAGTTCAGTTGAGAAACCCATCTTTACTCCAGAACAGATAGCTGGTCACCAAATGATGTGGGCTGATGATAATCTGAAAAACTATCCTTATCTGCTGATCAATCAGTTAACTGACGCTAATGGTACTGCTGTGGCGATTGGCCCGCAGGCATACACCAAAGCCCCCGAAATCCCCCCCGCCATGGGTGCCTTGCTGCAGTTGACTGAGCAGGATATGCAGGATGTTCTTGGTAACCAACAGCAGGGCGACAAGATACAGTCAAACATATCTGGCAAAGCAGTTGAGATGATCCAGAATCGACTTGACATGCAGACGTTTATTTATGTGAGTAATTTCTCAAAAGCGATAAAACGTTCCGGAGAGGTGTGGCTGTCAATGGCGAGGGAGATCTTCATTGAAGAAGGTCGCAAGATGAAAGGAATTAACGATGGTGGTGAAACAACTACTGTTGAACTACTCAAGCCAAAGATTGGTAAAGACGGAGAAATTCAATACCAGAACGATTTGTCAGAAGCGGTATTTGATGTCGCCGTTGATGTAGGCCCATCATCATCCAGCAAGAAGTCTGCAACGGTTCGTGCATTAACAGGCATGATGCAGATCACGCAAGACCCAGAAACGCTGCAAGTTTTGGGCGCTATGGCAATGATGAATATTGAAGGCGAAGGCGTTAATGATGTCCGCGATTATTTCCGTAAAAAACTTGTTCAAATGGGTGTTGTTAAGCCAACAGAAGAAGAGGCACAGCAATTAGCAGCAGCAGCCCAGAACCAACAACCAGATCCGCAATCTCAATATTTGCAAGCGGCAGCGCAACAAGCAGAAGCGGCAGCAGTTAAAGCGCGAGCGGATACGATACTAAAAATTGCGAAAGCGAACGAAACGAAAGCAAAAACAGTGCAAACGCTCGCAAATGTGGATGTTGCGCAACGTGAACATATGGTTGATACTATAACCAAATTAGGCGACAGGATGCAGCAGCAAGGCGAGATGCCAACTGCACAGCCAAGTGGTGAGATACCACCTCCAGTTCCTAATGTGTAATTGAGTATTTTCGCAAACGAACATTTGAGGATCCCGCCCGCCTCTTTCCTATCGGGTGAGTAAAAAGGAAACGTGATCATGAAAACGGCAGAACAAGCAACAATCGAAGACGTGTTATTGGTTTCTGAGTTGTATTTTGCAGCTGAGGAAGAAGAAGAAGAAGAAGAGTCGGATGAACTTAATGCCAATGATGGCGTTTATATTGGTTCAGATGATGATTCAGATCCGGATTCAATCCAAGAAGATGATGATGAGATTGTTGTTTCAATTGGTGAGGAAACGCCACCTCAAGAAGAAGATAACCACGCTGATACTAGTTGGGTTAAAGAATTGCGTAAGACGCAGAAAGAATTGCGTCGAGAAAATCGCGAACTGAAAGAGAAGTTAAGTCGGGCGGCCCCGCAAGATAAACCGGCTGACATCGGCAACAAACCAACTCTGGATGCTTGCGGTTGGGACGAGGATAAGTTCGAACAAGAGCTTACTGCATGGCATGAGCGTAAGCGTGAAGCTGAATCTCGCATTGCTAAACAGAAGGCAGATCAGGAGGCGCAGGAAAACGCATTCCGCGCCAAGGTTGATCAGTACGAACAAGAGAAGGGTAAGCTCAAGGTCAAAGACTTTGATGAGGCAGAAGAGGTAGTTAAAAGCACTCTCTCTGTAACTCAGCAAGGCATTTTGGTTAAGGGCGCGAAAGATCCGGCTCTGCTCGTTTACGCGATTGGTAAAAACCCGAAAGAAGCGGCTCGGTTGGCTGCGATCACAGATCCTGTGGAGTATGCATTTGCGGTAGCTGAGGTTCAGTTAAAGATGAAAGTAACTAATCGAAAGGCTCCGCCAGTACCAGAGCGAACTATTAAAGGTAGCGGTTCAATCTCTGGTGCAGTTGATTCTGTACTTGAACGCCTGCGCGCTGAGGCAGAGAAATCGGGTGATTATTCAAAAGTCCGAGAGTATCGACAAAGCAAGCGGGGGAAATAAAACTCTCGATAGGAAGTTAAAAAATGGCGAATGCTTTTAGTAAAGAAGAACGCGTTGCCTTTGAGTTAATGCTTGAAGGCTTCCAAGATGCACTGGTGTTATCTCGCAATGTGTCGATGTATAACACTGACCAAGTAATGATGGAACGAACCAGTAATACGATCTGGCGTCCGCAACCATACATTGCGCAATCATTCTCTGGTACTGACCAGACCAGCAACTTCAAAGACAATATCCAATTGTCTGTTCCTGCGACTATCGGTTTCTCTAAGTCTGTTCCTTGGATCATGACTGCTACCGAATTGCGTGACGCTTTACAAGAGCAACGCCTGGGTGATTCTGCGAAACAAAAACTGGCTTCTGATATCAACGTGGCGGTAATGAATGTTGCTTCTCAGCAAGGTACCCTGGTTGTTAAGCGTACTTCTGCGGCATCTGGTTTTGATGATGTGGCACAAGCCGAAGCAATCATGAATGAGCAGGGTGTCCAGAACTTCGAGCGCTATTTAGCATTGTCTACTCGCGACTATAACGGCATGGCAAGCAATCTGGCTGGCCGTCAAACTCTGCAAGGCAAACCACTGACTGCATATGAACGCGCTCAGATCGGTATTGTTGCATCGTTTGATACTTACAAGCTGGATTACGCTGTTTCATTGGCTGCTGCTGGTGGCTCAGGTATCACGCTGAATGCTGCAAACCAGTATTACACGCCAAAGGCAACCACCACTGCATCAACTGGTGAAGTTGGTAACGTGGATAACCGTTATCAGTCCATCACTGTAAACAGCACGACCAACGTTAAGGCTGGCGATTGCTTTACTTTGGCTGGTGTGAATGCAGTTCACCACATCACCAAGGGCGACACTGGCCAGCTGAAAACATTCCGTGTTATCGGTGTGACGGACTCAACTCACTTAGTCATCTCTCCTGCTATCGTTTCTGGCGGCGGCGGCACTGATGCTGAGCTGGCGTACAAAAACGTTACCGCAACACCAGCAAGCAATGCGGCACTAACATTCCTGAACACTACCACTGCGGCGATCAATCCATTCTGGCAGAAAGATGCAATCGAGATTTTACCAGGTCGTTATGCTGTTCCTTCTGATGCGGGCACTGCCGTGATCCGAGCAACTACCGACCAAGGTATCGAGTTGGTATTCCAGAAGTGGTACGACATCAACACCATGAAGATCAAGTACCGTATGGATACGCTTTTTGGGGTGGTTAACAAACAACCTGAAATGTCTGGGTTGATCTTGTTCGGTCAGTCTTAATTTGTGGGGCTTAGGCCCTACATTTTCTTTGGTTTTTGTGGAGTGAGAATTTATGTCGTCTTTGATTGTTAACCCAAATGGTAACGTTGTTTTAACTGTTGCTGCTGGCAATAGCGTTGCCGTATTCACTGATGGTGTGGCGCAAGTTAGTCAGGTAACTGGCTATCCAAACTATCCATCGTCAATTTCATTGCTCGGTGTAGTGAATGCTGGTCAAACTGTATTTGGCCCATATTCATCGGGTGCAACTATTCGTATTGACGCTAGCGCAGCTCAAGTGTTGTATGAGGTTGGTGCGGCGCCACAGGTTGAAAAGGTTTTGTCATGGCAACTGCAGGGCACTCCGGTTGCTGTTGATACCACTGGCGCTGTATCTGCTGCTGCATTGCTTGGTGGTATCGTTACATCATCAACCGCTGCTGCTGTTGCTGGTACAATTCCAACCGGTACAGTTATGGATGCTGCTTCAAACCTGCAGATTGGTGATTCCTTCGATTGGTCTGTTATCAATACCGGACCCAACACGTTCACTGTAACTGCTGCATCTGGTCACACCATTGTTGGTGCGGCTGCAGTAGCGACAGCAACCAGTGGCGCATTCCGCACTCGTAAAACCGCCGCTGCGACTTACATCACTTATCGTATGTCGTAATTATTAGCCGCTAGGAAACTGGCGGCATTTCTTTGGAGTGTAATTTTATGCCACTCAAAAAAGGTTCAGGTAAAGCAGCCATCTCATCAAATATCAAAAAAGAAATTGCATCTGGTAAGCCGCAAAAACAAGCGGTTGCTATTGCAATGAATGAGGCGGGTAAATCAAAGAAAAAGGCGGGCAAGAAATGATCCCATCACCAACTTGGATGCTCTACAAACACCCCGGCAAAAATGAAATAGATGGCAAGCTGTTTGATTGGATGGTGGTTGAAGAAGCTGGCATTGAACAGGCGCAAGCTGATGGCTGGCGACTGACCACAGCAGAAGCTGTTGCGCTGTACGAAGAAAACCTTCCGCCAACACGTTCGGAGCTTGAAACAAAGGCAACAGAACTTGGCTTGACATTTGATGGCCGCACATCTGATGCCAAGCTATCGAAAATGATTTCAGATGCTATTGCTGCTGCTAATGCACAAACTGATCAGCCAGCAATTGAACAATCAGCGCAACCAGAAGTTAGTCAGGAATAATCATGGGGTGGACTAAGCGAGATTTCGTTCTGCAAGCGTTTGAGGAATTAGGTCTCGCTCCAAGCCTTTACGACCTAACTCCTGAGCAGTTAAATAGTGCAGTTAAAAAAATGGATGCCATGATTGCTGGGTGGAATGCAAACGGTGTTCGCATTAATTATCCGCTGCCATCATCACCAAACAATACAAATTTAGATGATGATTCAGGTGTGCCTGATTTTGCGCTAGAAGCCATTTACCTAAACTTGGCTTTGAGGTTGGCACCAAGCTACGGAAAGACTGTTCCGCAGGAAACCAAGGTTGCTGCTGATATGTCATATAGCAGCATGGTTAATCAAGCTCTACAACCAACACCTGAGCGTCAATTACCACAGACAATGCCACGCGGCCAAGGCACCAAGCCATGGCGAAACTTTAACAATCCGTACTTGAACAGACCAGAAGATCCTATTGATGCTGGCAGTGATAGCACATTAACCTTTGAGTGATAGTGATGGCAGAAATTAACCAACTTAATACGCTAGACCAGATCTCAAGTGATGATTTATTTCCGATTTTCTCACGAATCAATAGTGATGCAAGAAAAGTATCGGCGTATAACCTTGCTCAGTATGTTATTGATCAAATGACTGAGCAGTTAAAGGTTCGTCAATACAATGCACCTACAGCAACTGGATTCAGTGTTCAAGTTACCGACCAATCATCTGACGTGTGGCTTACATTGATGCCTGCGGCTGGTTATGCGACTGGCACAATTGTTCTTCCTGCTTTGGCTAACTCAGCAGATCAGCAAGAGATTATTGTTAATTGCACTCAATCAGTTACAACATTGACGGTTAATGGTAATGGATCGACAGTTGTTGGTGCACCCACTACATTGGCAGCAAATTCATATTTCAAATTGAAATATGATGCAATCATGGCCACTTGGTATCGAATTGGATAAGGAATGAAAAATGAGTGTACGTTCACCATTTCAGCCACAGCGTGGTGCAAATCAGGTTGTTTCACCATCGGCCACATCTGCATCGACAACTGTTGCTGCTGGTCAAAAATCAGTTCGCCTTGTTAATTCAGGTGCCAATATTTGTTATGTCCGAGTTGGTGGGCCAGTAGTGGCGGCAACAACAGCAGACACTCCAGTATTGCCAAACTCAGCGCTGATTGTTGAGAAGCAGCAAGATGATGTGAATATTTCATACATCTCGGCACTCGGAACAACGTTGAATATTCAACCAGGTGAGGGTGGGTTCATCTAATGCAGATCCCAATTCTGAACGGAATTTATACGAATGAAGAATCGGATTTTCGCACATCATATCCGGTAAACTTCATTCCTGTACCAAAAGACAACGGAATATCGAAAGGATATCTCCGGCCGGCTGATGGAATAATTCAATTTGGGATTGGCCCGGGTATTGAGCGCGGTGGCATTAACTGGAAAGGTTCATGCTATCGAGTGATGGGGACATCATTGGTTAAAATAGCCAGTGATGGATCACCCACAACTCTTGGTGATGTTGGCGGTGACAGTCAGTGCACGCTTGATTATTCATTTGATCGTCTTGGCATTTCATCTGGCGGAAATTTATTTTACTGGGATGGTTCAGCATTAACGCAAGTTACTGATGCAGATCTTGGAACGGTTAAAGACTTTCTATGGGTTGATGGCTATTTCATGACTACTGATGGTCAATATTTGATTGTCACAGAACTGAATGATCCAACCAGTGTAAACCCATTAAAGTATGGAAGCTCAGAAGCCGATCCAGATGATATTGTTGGGTTGGTTAAACTTCGAAATGAAGTATATGCGCTAAACAGATACACCATTGAGGTGTTCCAGAATGTCGGCGGAGATAATTTCCCATTTGCCCGCATAGAAGGCGCACAGATGATGCGCGGTGCTATCGGGACATATGGTGCAGCAGTTTACATGGAGATGATTGCCTTTCTTGGCTCTGGCCGCAACGAGGCACCTGCCGTGTGGATTGGGCAGAATGGTTCAACATTAAAAATATCATCACGCGAAATAGATCAGATATTAAAGACCTATTCTGAATTGCAACTTCAATCAGCAATCATGGAAGTTCGTGTTGTTGATAATCATCAGTTTCTTTATCTGCATTTGTTGGATCAAACTCTTGTCTATGATGGGCAGGCATCCAAAGACTTGGAAATGCCAGTTTGGTTTATCCTGTCGTCATCACTGGATGGTGTTGGGGTTTACCGGGCTAGAAATTTTGTATGGTGTTATGAAAAGTGGCTGTGTGGTGATCCAACTTCATCAGTTCATGGTTATTTAACTGAATCAGTTTCATCCCATTATGGTGATGTGGTTGGATGGGAGTTCGGAACATCAATCGCTTATAACTCTGGACAAGGTGTCGTATTCCATGAATTGGAATTAGTTGGTTTAACTGGCCGCGCAGAACTTGGCGTCGATCCTACCATTTGGACATCATATTCATTAGATGGCGAGTCATGGAGTCAGGAGCGCCCGCGCACACTTGGCAAGCAAGGCGAAAGGTTAAAGCGCATAAACTGGCTACAGAATGGGATCATGCGTAACTGGCGTTGCCAGAAGTTCAGGGGAACCAGTGATGCACATGCAGCATTTGCACGACTTGAAGCAAGAGTTGAGGCGCTGAATGTCTGATAACCCAAGGACTCTTACTCGGCAACAGCTCTCAACTTTCATAAAAGACCCACGAACTTTGCGGGCCTTTGAACAAGTACTTGATCAAGTTTCAAATTTAATACCATCAGATGTAGCCGCACTTAGTCAATCAATACAAGATGCATCTATTGAAGCATCATTGGCAGATGGTAAGGCAAATCAAGCGAATGAAGCTATCAATAGAATTGCTGATGCACTTGAATTGCTAGCTTATGCTCCAAGGCAAGATTCAAGACAAACTGATTACATTGATTTTCCTAGGGCAAAGAATGACCCCGCATGGCAGGAGGGAAGGTTGTTCTATGAGCAATCAACTCACAGTCTTTGTTATTACAATGATGATAAAAATGTAACACTAAATATTGGTAGAGAGCAGTTGGTTCGCATTTACAACAATACCGGTTCAACGCTGTTGAATGGGAAAATTGTTTATATTAATGGCGCATCAGGCGGATTCCCAACAGCAGCACTAGCTACAGCTAGCGATACATCATCTCAATCAACGCTTGGCATGGTGACTGCTGATATTGCTAATGGTGCTTTTGGTTATGTTTGTACATCAGGGCTTGTGAATGGATTAGATACATCAGCATATGGTTCTGGTGTAACACTGTATCTATCTGCAACAACACCAGGAGCGATAACTACCACGCCACCAGTTCAGCCAAACTATGTTGTTGTGATTGGCATCGCTACAATCATAAGCGCGACAGTTGGAGCCATATTTATTCGAGTTGACAAAAAGAATTGGTTCCCAAATCTTGAGGTTGTTCTTACTGCAGCAAGCACTACGCTGCCAACTACGGCGACAGTTATAAAGCCAGACACAACAATTCGCTCGGAAGGTGTAAGTTATGATTCATCAACTGGAGTTATAACAATCAACAATTCTCAGGATTACAATATTTCAATGCTGATCAATGCAACACCATCGGCATCTAACAAAAATATTTATTTATACTTTGAAGAAAACATTGCTGGTGCTGGTTGGGTTCCAAAGCTTTACTCTGGCCGGCAGTTAAATCTTCCGAATGCCACTGAAACTCAGGTTATAGTTTCAATTGCTCGGTACTATGAAGTTGGTACGCAAATCAGATTCTATGTGTGGGGCGATGCTACAGTTAACTTGATAACATCAAACTTGCCAGGAACAACCGCTGGAACGGTTAAAAAGCCAGCGTTCAGAATAACTATCGCATAGGTGGATCATGACGGTAACAGTTAAAAACATCATTCCTGCAAAGCAGGCTGAGAACGCGCAAACAGGGCAATACACTGCATTGAACTGCAAAACCTTGATCGACAAATTCACTGCAACCAACACCAGTGCGGCCAATGTGGTTTTTAGTGTTAATCTGGTTGCTAGTGGTGGTACCGCTTCGGCGGCTAATCGAATTTTGTCACTGAGAACGATTTCTCCAGGTGAAACTTACACATGCCCCGAACTGGTTGGGCATTCACTTGAGGCTGGTGGCTTCATTTCAACCCTATGTGATACCGCTACATCATTAACTATTGATGCAAGCGGACGAGAAATAACCTAAAATAAATTCGACAATTTATAGCTGAGTAATTCGAGGGCCAGCGCTCGCCAACAGGAGAACATCCATGGCAGCGCTGACACTGCAAGAAGGCATCACATCTGAAAACCTATTTTCCATCTATCATGATGATCGCATAGTCAATGCAATATCATACGATGGAAAAACTCCATATCCAGAACTTCATGATTTAGCGCATTACGTTTCTGTTTTTCTGAAAAATAGATTTGTTGGTGCATTTCTGTTTATTCGAACCAGCCAATATTCCGCAGACATTCATTCTCTATTGCTTCGTGATGCGCTTTCATATTCCCGTCAAGCTGGATGCATGATCATTGATTACGCATTCATGAAAACAGAAATATTGAGATTGACTGCCCCCGTGATGGAAGATCTGAAAACAGCAAAAAACTTCTGCTTAAAACTGGGATTCAAACAAGAAGGTTTTATTCGTGATGCTTATCTAAAAAACAATGAACCAAAAGGCATCTACATGCTTGGAATGACAAGAAAAGAATGGGGTGAACAATGAGTTTTATTGGTAACGCAATAGGTGATGTTGTCGGTGGCATCACTGGATCTAAACAACAAGCAGATGCAGCACAAAGCGCAGCAGGAACTCAGGCGGCATCAGCACAAGCAGGTATTGATGAGCAAAAGAGAGAGTATGATAGCATTGTTAAAATGATGTCGCCATATCTTCAGGCTGGTAATGCATCTCTTGGTCAGCAACAGGCATTGCTTGGTTTGTCAGGAAATACAGCGCAGCAGTCAGCCATCAATAATATTCAGAATGGAAGTGCATACCAGACCGCATTAAAGCAAGGTGAAAATTCAATCTTGCAAAATGCCAGCGCCACAGGTGGTCTTCGTGGTGGCAATACGCAATCAGCGTTGTCGCAATTTAGCCCCACATTATTAAATAATATGATCCAACAGCAATATAGCAATCTGTCAGGGTTAACTAATCTCGGTCAGTCATCAGCCGGCCTTCAAGCTAATGCGGGACAAAATACCGCATCAAATGTAAGCTCGTTATTGCAGCAGCAAGGTGCAGCAACAGCGGGTGGACAGATCGCTCAAGGTAATCAAGTTGCAAACACTTTTAAATCAGTAATGGGCGGATTAGGTGCATTCGCGGCATTTTAAGGAGTTATCATGGCTATCGGCCCAATCGATTATTCATCAATGCAAGTTCAGCCAGATTTAATTGGTGACTTTGCAAAAGGCTATCAGCTTGGTCAAGGTATTCGCAATGATCAGCAACAACAGCAGCAGTTACAGCAGCAGAAAGATTTGCAGGCTCAGTATGGTCAAGATTTGACTGCGGCAATGCAAAATGGCAGCCCTAAAGCTATGGCGTGGTTGGTTGCTAAATATCCACAACAGCGTGAAGCATTTAAACAGTCTTGGGATATTCTATCGGCCGATCAACAAAAGAATGAACTGGCTAGTGCTGGCGGCGTTTATGCTGCATTGCAATCAGGTCGGCCGGATATTGCTGCTCAGCAGTTAGATCAACATATCGCGGCACTGAAAAACTCAGGTCAGGATGCAACCAATCTTCAAAACTTACGAGACACTATAGATCAAAACCCACAGGCGGCAACCGCACATGCTGGTTTTGTTCTGTCATCAATCATGGGTCCTGAAAAATTTACTGATACGTTTGGTCATCTTGGATC